CCACGTCAACATGTCGAAGGCCCTAGAAGACTGGGGATTAGACATCACTTTCATTCATTTCGGCGCTCATAAGGTAGACGGGAATCCCTACGAAGCCTTGTCGAAAGATGTGAAAGATCGTATCCAAGCTAAGATCAATGATCTAGGCGAACAGTTCGTCGCCCTTGTGGCACGAAATCGGGGACTGGATGAGAAGGCAATTCGGGATACCGAAGCTCTGACTTATACAGCAACCGAGTCCGTCGCGAACGGATTGGCCGATAATATCGGCCCCCTTGACGACGCATTGGCGGCGTTTGCCGTCGATCTATCAACCTCCGAAGGAGACTCCGAAATGAGCGATAAAACTGCTACGGCGGCTGACAATAGCGCCGTCATCGAATCCGCCCGCGCCGAAGGGCATGCTTCCGGCTTTGCCGCTGGCGTTGCTGAAGGCTCGGTATCTGCCAAGGCCCGCATCTCTGCGATCCTCGGTGGCGAAAACGCTAAGGCCCGTCCTTCGGCAGCACTCTCCGCTGCTATGGACACGGATATGACGGCTGAACAGGCCAACACGTTCCTCGGCAAAATCCCTGCTGAAACTGTCGAAGCTGCCGCTCCGGTAGTTGCTGACAACAAGCAGAATTTCTCGGCTGCTATGAGCGAAGAGAAGAACGAAGTTGGCGGCGACGACAACGCAAAGTCTGACGGCAAGGCTGATGCCGACAATGCTTCCAGCATTCTCGACCTCTCGGCATCCTTCGGCATCTCGGGATTGCGCAAGCGCTCCTAAGACCCCTCTAACCCCGGTTTCAACCCTCAAGGAGATTACCAATGGCGCAAGTCAAGGTTCCTTATATCGAAGCGGGTCTTGCCGCCTTCGACGTACTCGACACATTCACTCAGGGCTTTTTGCTCTCGGGTTCTGATCCTAAGCTTGAGCCGGGGTTCCCCCTCGTCGTCAAGACTGGTCAGGCGCTTCAGCAGTTCCAGGTTTGCGGCTATGACGGCTCGGGCAATCTGATCCCGGCAGTTCTCGGCACGACCCCCGCTGCTGTCATCGTAACCCAGGCTGTCTCGGCTAGCGCGACCGCTGGTACGACTGTTCCGGTGTTCTATGCCGGTTGCTTCAACCCCGACGCCCTCGTTTACGATGCGACCTACAACACGGACGCCAAGAAGGCCGCTGCCTTCGCCGCTGCCCCTTCGCCTACCCGCATCACGATCCGCAAGCGCGGCTGATAGGCCCCTCGGGCCTGTCTATTCCTTTCAACGCCGTGGGAACACGGAATCTAATTATAGGAGGTCGTAATGACCGCACCTTATGAAGTCTGGAATACCCGCCGTTCCCTCGGCGTTATCCGCGAAATCGAGCCGACGTTTGACTACTGGCTGAGCCTCGGCTTCCAGCAGCAGCTTAACTCGACCGATGAATACATCGATTTCGAAAAGCTCCCGGCTGTCGGCCGCAAGCTCGCTCCGTTCGTTCGTCCGCTCGGCACTGGTAAGCCGATCTACAACGACTCGTCGGCTGCTTTCCGCTTCAAGCCAGCTTACTCCAAGGTCAAGGAAATCATCGACCCTCTGATGCCGCTCGTGCGTCGTCCAGGCGTTGACTCCTCGATGCTCGGTGATGTCGCGATCACCCCGGCTCAACGCCGCGACCTGATCCGCGCCGCAATGTCTGTCCAGGCTGTCACCGCTCTCAAGCGTCGTCAGGAATGGATGGCCGCTAAGGCGCTCATCGATGGTAAGTATACGGTCTCTGGCGAAGAGTATCCGGCTGTCCTGATCGACTTCGTTCGTAACGCCAACCAGACCGTTGTCAAAACTTCTGGCAACTTTTGGGGTGACGCTGGCGTCGTTATCTTTGACGACATTCAGACGTATGCTGACCGCATGTTCAATGCTGACTTCGGCGCATTCCCGACACGCCTGACCATCACCCCGAAGGTCTGGAATGTCATGCGCAAGTCCGCTGAATTCATGGCTCACATGGATACAACGACACGCGGCGCAGCGGCTACCATCGAACGCGGCATCATCGCTTCGGACAAGGTTGTTAAGGTTGGCGAGCTTCTCGTCGGCGGCGCTTCTGGCGCTTCCATCGAAATCTGGCTGTATCGCGACAACTACGTCGATGAAGCTGGCGCGGTTCAGCCGTTCCTCACCGATGGCGATGTTGTGTTCAGCGGCTCGGCTCAGGCGATCAACGGCTACCGTTGCTTCGGCGCGATCATCGATCCGCATGCCCAGTACCAGTCGCTGGAAATCTTCCCGCGCAATTGGATGGAAACTGGCGACCCTGCCGTTGAATACTTCCTCTGGCAGTCGGCTCCGCTCATGGTTCCGATCAACCCGAACGCCACACTCAAGGCTACCGTAACAGCCTAACAGCTAAGCGGGTACTAACGAGAAGGAGGGTTCGCCCTCCTTCTTTCTTAACCTCAAACAAGGAGAACTGACAATGGCTAAGAATTACATCGCAATTTCGGCAATCGAAGTAGGCAGTGGCGACGAGCGCCGCGAAATCAGCCCCGGCGACGTTGTACAGGGTCTTGCCGCCGAAGCCGTAGCGAAGCTGGAATCTAAGGGCATCGTCCGCGAAGCCTCTGAGGCCGAAGACGCTCTCTTCGAGCGCCGCGAAGCTTCCAAGAAGGCCGCACCTAAGAAGGTTGCCGGTAAAGAAGAGCTAGCCTAAACTTAGTTTTCTGAGAACCGGAGAGTTGAGCATGGACACCATCGAGGCAGTACCGAATACGACCGTCGAGTTCATCGGCGCGGACGGCAAGCAAGCTTACGGCTTCGCTGGCATTCCTACGAAGTTCCCTGCCTCGGTTCATGCTCAACTCGTCACTATGGGCGCGGTCAAGCCTATTGTCACCCTTCGCGTTGACGATCCGTGGGCCGCTGAAGTCCGCGCTATGGCGACAAAGCCGAAGAAGGGCAAGAGGTAGACATGGGCAAGTTCCGTGATCAAATCCGAGAGGCCCGTCGCTCGCTCCATGATTACATGAGCGTCGATGCGCTGGCTTGGGCTGGCCCTTACGATCCGCTTCGCACGGTCGTCACGCCGGTCACGGTACGGGTTCATGAGAAGTGGCTAGCCCTTGGCGACCTCAAAGGGACCAATTTCAATTATGCGGAGATCGAGTCCGTCACTCCCCGCATGATCTTCCTTGTAAGCGAGATCGATCCGAAGCGAGGCATGTACGTGTCCATCGCGGCCGGTGTCGCCTTCCGCATAGACAACACTCAGCCCGCCGACGACATCACGCAAACCGCAAACGTCGTTCGCCTGAAGCTGAGCGAGACGGCTGGCTTCCCCCTTCCGAGTCCTTCCTGATGTTGAAGATGGCCCTCTTCGTTGAGGGGCTCCTCGATCCTGAAGACCTGATCGGCCTCACCCCCGAGAAGATCGAGCGATCCGCCTATCGGGCGATCAACTATTCGGCGGCTCGGGCGCGGACGGCATCGAAGGACGAAATCCTGAGACAGGTCGCTTTCCCATCGGCCTATCTGAACCCCGCTCAGGGACGCCTCACAGTGGCCCAGGAAGCGAGCGCCGGTAGACTTGAGGCGACCATCGTCGGGCGGCATCGGGCCACCTCCTTGGCCCGTTTCATGACAAGGGGCGAACTGAAGAAGGTAGGCGTGTCGGTGGCCGTTCGTCCCGGCAGAACCGTCAAGCTCGAACGGGCCTTCCTGATGTCCCTGAAGAGCGGCACCACAATGGACACTCAGCGGAACCTCGGCCTCGCCATCCGCGTCCCGAAAGGCACGTCGCCAAACAAAGCGTATAAGCCTGTCCGTGTCAGGGATGGCCTATATCTGCTTTACGGGCCATCTGTTAATCAAGTATTCCAGACAGTGCGGCAGGACGTGTCGCCGCAAGCAGAGGCCGACCTCGCTCGCGAGTTCATGCGCCTTATCGAAATGGAGCGTAAAAGCTGATGGCATTCCGCCCTACCCGAATCCCGTTCCGCCTCAAGGTTCTCGTCGCGCTCACGGAAGCCCTTCGTGGGGTCAACCCGACCAACGGCTATGAGTTCGACGTGTCCGAGTCGGTCTTTCGCGGCCGCATCAAATACGGCGAGGACGATCCCTTGCCGATGATCAGCATCCTCGAAGCCCCGATCCCGGCTGACCCCATCGAGACCAGGGGGCAGAACCACATGTCTAGCGGTGCATGGGAATTGCTGATACAGGGATTTGTAGAAGACGACGACATTCATCCGACCGATCCCGCGCAATGCTTCATGGCTGAGGTCAAAGCAGCGCTCGTCGCAGAAAAAGAGCGAGATCGCGGAAATAACATTCTCGGTATGCAAGGCCGGATTTCGGAAATGTATATCGGACAAGGATCGGTACGCCCCGCTGACGAGGCATCCGATAAGGGATTCTTCTGGTTAACCCTGACTCTCCGAGTCGTTGATAACCTACGGAGCCCTTACGACTAAGTTTGTCAATGCGCGTTTCACAGTATATCGTCCGAAGCGCGGTTAACCCCGATTCTTCATCGCCATAAGGAGATTTCAAAATGGCTGCTGACAACAATCTGACATTGGGCCGTGGCGAATTGTGGTTCGCCAAGTACGCTACAGGGACTCAGGTTCCAGGTGGCGAACGCTACATCGGCAACTCGCCTGAATTCAATGCGACCATCGAGTCTGAAACCCTCGATCACTTCTCGTCTGATCATGGCGTTAAGGAAAAGGACGCATCTGTTCCGCTGTCCACGAACCGCTCTGGCTCGTTCATCACGGACAACATCGACCCCGAGAACGTCGCGCTGTTCTTCTTCGGCAAGAAGGAAATCTTCAACGTTACGGCCGGTTCCGTATCGGCTGAACAGATCAACGCAGTTTCCCCCGGCCTGACGTATCAGCTCGGCATGACGCTGACGAACCCATCGGGCGCTCGCGAACTGAACGTCACGACGGCCCCAATCGTCAAGGACGACACGACGCCGACCGCTGTCACCTTCGTCGCTGGCACCGACTATAAGATCGATCCGGTTCTCGGCCGTCTGACGGTCATCGATGGCGGCGCGATCACAGAGGGCAAGAACCTCCGCGTCGATTACGCAACGAAGGCTGTTAAGCGCAGCCGCATCATCTCTGGCTCGACGGCCATCGAAGGTGCGCTTCGTTACATCGCCTACAACCCTGCCGGTGCGCAGCTCGACTGGTATATGCCTTACGTTCAGCTCTCCCCGAATGGCGACTACGCCCTGAAGGGTGACGAATGGCAGCAGATTCCGTTCAACGTCGCGATCTTGAAGAAGACCGGCCTGGAAGCCATCTACATCGATGGCCGCGCCTACGTCTAAGACTTAACCCCGCCAGACTTCAAGGAGAACAAAGAATGGCTGGACTATCTCAAATTGCTGCGGACGCCGAGTCAGGCGTTCGCAGTATCAAGATTTCCAAAGATGCTTCGATCAGTGTACGCGGCCTTGCCCTGTACGACATCTCGAACCTCATCCGCCTCCGCTCTGCTGAGATCGAGGCTTTCTTCAATCGCTACATGAGTGAGGCAAGTCACGCCCACGAAAACGGCGATCCGAAGTATGCGAAGACCGCCGCAACTAAGTTGTCTGGCGACCTCCTCATTAGCGCCCCCGACCTAGCTGCCGACATCATCGCCTTCGCGTCTGACGAGCCTCAGCTTGCCTACGCGGCCCGCCGCTTGCCCTTCCCGATACAGATCGAAGCCCTCGAAGCTATTTCCGAGTTGACCTTCATCGAGGAGGACTCGCTAAAAAAAGCGTTGACCGTCATCATAAAGTTCATGGGAGCGACGACAAACCTAATGAGCGATATAAATGCGTCCAAGATTGGCTCCATTCTATCAGAGAACGGGTCAGCGCTCTAAAGGCGGCTGGACACATCTCGGCGGCGACTTACCCCATATGGAAGGTCTCCGTCGAGTTAGCGATTGTCGATGTCAGGAAGGGCCGAGAACTGGCTATGACGGCAGTGCTAAATCAGATGGCGGTCGCCTCGGGCATGGGCTCTAAGAAGGCAACCTCGGCTTTCAACAAGCGGATTAAGAAGTTGACGGGGGAGGCATAGCTTTCCCCTTCTTTATTATGGTATTGAGTCAGCATAAATCCCCAACACGGAGGCATGTCGCCCGATGTCCGATAAAGACGTAAAACTCATAATCAGGGCGAAAAACGAAGCGAGCAAGGAGATCAAAACAATCTCCGATGCCATGAAGGTTCTCGCCAAAGAGACCGATAGCGCATCAGCCTCCTCGAATAAATCCTCCGCTCTATTCGGCAAGCTGTCGGGTGAGATCAAAAAGTTCAACGCCCAAACGCAAGCCTTCGAGGCACTGGGCAAGGTCTCCGCGATTATGGAGAAGGCGGGGGCAGCGGCGGATGCCCTCCGTGCTAACGTCGTCCAGCTTGAGACAGAGCTTAACAAGTCGAAGAACACGACATCGGAATCGGCCGCTCGAACGGACGAACTGAAGTCCTCGCTCGAAGCCCTCCGCAAGACATACGCGGATCAGCGCAACGCCGCCAGCGAAGCTCGCAAAGAGACGCTCAGAGACGCGGACGCCAAGAAGGTTCTCAGCGCTGCGAACAAAGACCTCGCTCGCGCCAACGCCCTCGCGGAAAAGAACCCCGAGAAGCAAACCCGCGTCCAGACCGCCGTCGCCGCTCAGGCCGGTGCGCAAGATGCCGTCAACAAGAACGCCGCCGCCTACGAGGTTCTCAAGGCAGCGGCGAAAGACACGCAACAGCAGATCAAAGACCTCGACGCCGCCGTCACGGAGTCAGAGCGCGGCCTCCGTGCTAACCAGGCTGAGGTCCAGAAGTACGAGACCGCCCTCGCAACGGCAGGGGCTGAGATCACCCGCGTCGAGCAGGTACTGGGTGAGATGGCAGCGGAGTCCCGCGTAGCCGCCGAGTCCCTCAAGCTCGTAGCCAATGCGGAGCATGCTGGCGCAGAAGGTGCCAAGGCCCTCGCGCCTCAGATAGAACGCATGGGCAAGGCCCTCGCCGGTCTACAGAGATACTCAAACGGCAATGGTCAGTTCGTTGACCCTAAGACCGCTGCCGCCTTCCAGAAGCAACGCGCCGAGATCGAGAAGACGGAGATTACGTGGCGCGAATTGGAAGCCACTGCTCGCGATATGGCCGTCGCGCTCAAGGCATCGACCGCGCCGACCGACGAACAGGTAGCGGCATTCAAGGATGTTACCGGCGCGGCGCGGGCGGCGAAGAACGAATACAATGCTCAGATCGCCGTCCTCGCTTCGCTACAGGGAACCGCGACGAGTACGTTCGCCGCCTTCAAAGCTGCCACCGCGCCGCTTAAAGACCTGACCGAGAACTACGAGAAGAACAAACAGGCCATTGCCGACCTCACAGGGGCGATGGGACGCTATATCAGCGCTTCTGGCATAGTGACCAACGCTGACCAGACGGCAGCTATGGGACGCCAATCTCAGGCCCTAGATACGGCGCAGCGGCGCTACACCCTGCTTACGGCCGAAGTCGAACGCCTCGGGTCCGTCATGGCATCGGGCAAAGGGACAGAGGAAGAGGCCAACCAGCTTCGCCTGGTCTCGCTTGCGGCCAATCAGGCGCAGAGCGAACTGAAGCAAACTGCCGTCGCCCTCAAGAACCTTGAGAGCAGCGCGGGCGGAGGCGGAAGCTTCTTCACGCGGATGAACGAAGGGGGGCGCGAGTCCCTGTCGCTCTACCAACGCCTTCGCGGCGAAGTCCTGTCGTTGACCGCATCGTTCGTCGGTTTCTTCGGCGCGATCCAAGGCTTCAAGGGCGTCATCGATTCCACGCAGCAACTGGAAGCCGCGCAGAACCAATTGGGCGTCGTGTTCTCAAACAACACGCAGCAAGTCAGCAACGAGATCGGCTTCCTTCAGCGCAACGCGCAACGCCTCGGTATCTCATTCGGGGTGCTGTCCGACGAGTACGGAAAGTTCGCCATCGCGGCGAAGTCGGCAAATGTGAACGGCGCGGACACCCGTAAGATATTCTTGAGCCTTGCTGAGGCTGGCCGCGTCAACAAACTGTCGATGGACGACATGCAGGGCATCTTCCTTGCCCTCACCCAGTCGATGTCAAAAGCGAAGTTCTCGGCCGAAGAAGTCCGTGGGCAGTTGGGTGAGCGTCTCCCAGGCGCGTTCAACATCCTCGCGGACGCCCTTGGCGTTTCGACTTCCGAACTAGACGACATGATGAAGAAGGGCGATGCCCTTGCCAACAACGAAAACCTGCTCAAATTTGCCGCTGAGCTAGACAAGCGTTTCGGATCGAGCCTCGCAAATTCCCTCTCCTCGACATCAGCGAACCTCGGCCGCTTCTTCGACAACCTGTTCAACGCTCAAGTCCGCTTTGGTCAGGGCGGATTCATGGACGCATTCAATGCGGGCCTTGAGCAGATGAACAAATGGTTCGCCTCTCGCGAGGGCCGGGATTTCTTCCTTAGCCTTGGCGCGGCGGCTGGCCATTTGGCAGATGGCCTTGCCGCTATCCCCGCCCATCTCAGCCAAGTTCTGTTTGCCGTCAAGGCCATCGTCGCGATCAAGTTCGCCTCTTGGATGACGGGGCTGCTCGGCAACATGGTCCAAGCGGTCATTAGAGCCAAGGAGTGGGCGGCATCGAACGTGGCCCTCGGCGCTTCGACGTTTACGCTCAAGGGCGCGATGGAGAGTCTCAGGGCTTCGACCGTGGGCCTTGCCGCTGGCGTCGTCGGACTCGCAACCGGATCGAGGAGCGCGGCAACCGGCCTCACACTGACCGGTGTGGCGGCAACCGGCGCTCGCGGGGCAATGAACCTAGCGGCCGTCGCCGCTCGCACTCTGTGGGTCGCTGTGGGCGGCTGGATTGGCATCATCGCCACCGGCCTCAGCCTGTTCGCCACCTCAATCGCTGGTGACTGGCTCGGCGGCATCGATGAGGCGACTAGCGCCCTCGATGAGCATAACCGCATTATGCAGATCATCACGACCGAATACGATAAGGTCACAGGCTCTGCCAAGGACTGGGGCAAAATCCTCAAGGACTTGACGCTAGACGAACTGACCGCTAGCGCCCGCACCATGCAAAAGACGGTCGATGATACGAAGGATAAAATCCGCGCACTCGACCAATCCCCGCTGCGCACACTGCTCGGCGGGTGGGGCGATGTTTACGATAAGGTCGTCCAGCTTCGCCAAGCCTTCGTTGACGGCAAAATAAGCGCTGGCGAGCTTACCAAGTCCGTTGAGGCCATCTATTCCAACACGTCGAACGACGCGGCGCGGCAGTACCTAGAGTCCCTGCTCAAGCTGAGCCGTGAGGAAGAGAAGAACCAGACCGCCCTCGATGAGGCGGCTGACGCTGTTGAGAAGAAGCGCATAGCCCTCCTCGGCTTGCGTGGAGCGCTTGGCACTGGCCCCCTCGATAAGTTCGCGGAGGCCGCGAAGGGGAACGCCAAGGCGCTCGCAGACGCAGCGGAAGCGGCGGAGAAGTACAAGACGGCCATTGACGGCATCAAGGGCATGATCCCCGAGCTTGCCGACGAACTGAAGCAACTGAAGGATCAGGGCAAGCTAGACGATTTCGTCAAGGGCCTCGGCATCGGCCCGCACACGCAAGAACAGCAGTCGCTGATCGACCGTGCGCAGCAGAACATCAATGTCGAGGCAATCGATACGACGCCTCTTCAGAACAACATCGACATGACGAGCGAGGCATTCCAGGATTACTGGAAGTCGATCAAGGGCCAAGCCAACTTCATGACCAAGAGCGGGGGCATTGCCAAGTGGGGCAATCCTAGCACTTCCTCTTGGCAAAGTACGAACCTGACGGCCATCGAGAGCCAGTCTGGTCACAAGGCCCTCGTCAACAAGGCGTCCGCTGCCGCGTTTCAGGGCTTCCTCAACGAGCTTGAGGCGCAAGGCTATAAGGTCAAGTCCCTCGGCGGCTTCAATTTCCGCAACAAGGTCGGCGGCAAGACTCTATCCGAGCATGCCTTCGGCAACGCCATCGACATCAATCCAGACACAAACAAGTTCAGCAAAGAACTGATCACGGATATGCCCGCGATGATTTCGCAGATCGCGGCGAAATTCGGCATCTCCTCCGGTGGCGACTGGAAAAACAAGAAGGACGCGATGCACTTCGAATGGACCGGGACGAAAGCCCCCGGCGCATTCAGCGCATCGAAGGACCAGCTTGCGATGCAGAAGGACCAGACGAAGGAGCTTCAGAAACAGAACGACGAGCGCGATAAGGCCCGCGAAAGCACGGCCAAGGAAATCTCCGACTCCAAGTTCGAACTGGACCAGCAGCTTCTAAAGAACCAAGGCAAGGAACGCGAAGCTGCCATGAACGCAGCAGAGCGCGAACTGAAGGGCAAAGACAAGAACGCCACGAACGACGAGATCGCTCAGGTACGGCAGCTTGCGGCCGCTCGCTACGATGCTGGCAAGGCCCTGACCGTCGAAGAGCAGAAGAAGAAAACGATTGCCGATGCGAACAATGCCATCAACGCTCTCGAAGAGAAGCGCAACGGGCTACTAGAGCAGCGCAAATACTACGAAGAGCAGGGCAATACCGAGAAGGTTCAAGAGACGAACGCCGCCCTGATTGGCGTTAACTCTGAACTGACATCGGCCATCGACAACGCCATCAAGTATCAGCAAGCCCTCGGCGGTCCCCAAGCGGACGCGGCCATCGCGAAGCTGAACAACATGAAGCTGACGATTGCCCAAACGAACCTGGAGGGCAAGAAGTTCGCCATGACGGCGACGGAGATGTCCGACTCCATCTCGGGTAGCCTTGAGAGCGGCATCATCTCCATGTTCGACACCTTCGCTCAGGCGATTGCGAACGGCGAGAATGCTATCGGTGCGCTCTGGACGGCCTTCCGCCAGTTCGCGGCAAACTTCCTCCTTGAGATCGCGAAGATGATCCTCAAGCAGGTACTATTCAACTCGCTCCAGACGGTCGGCAAGGCCCTTGGCGGCGGCATCTTCGGCTTCACTGCTCTGCACTCTGGCGGCGTCGTCGGTGCCTCTGGCGTCGGATCGGGATCGCGTTCTATCGCCCCCGGTTGGTTCAACAACGCGGTTCGCTACCATACGGGTGGCGTAGCCGGTCTGAAGCCCGACGAAGTGCCAGCGGTCCTTAAACAGGGCGAAGAAGTGCTAACCGAGAATGACGCTCGCCATCGGAACAATCTGAAGGGCGGCGGCAAGGGTAGCCAGAAGATCGTCAACATGTTCGACTCCGGTTCGTTCCTGTCCGAAGCACTCAATTCGGAAGTCGGCACGGAAGTCATCCTCAACCACGTTCGCGCCAATCCTTCCGCCTGGAAGCAAGCGATCAATCAGTAAAGGGGTTAATCATGGCATATCAGACAGGTACGGCAAGCGGTCCCGTCGATCTTTGGGATAAGGTCGTCGCCTTCCTCACGACCAATTCAACCCTCGTCGCGGCGGGGGAAGATTGGGATGTCGTCTGGACGGCTCCCTCGGGCCTAGCAAAGGACGGCATCGTTCTTCGCGGGCCGGGAGCCTCTGGCCTCGACTCCATCTTCGTGGGGCTCAGCCGCGAAGACTCCGACATCTCTGACCGTAACAAGTTCTGGCTCAGGGGCATGACCGGCGTCGTGACGAGTGCGCCCACCATCGATGACCACGTTAACTCCTCGAACCGCGTCGGCATGTTTGTTGACACGAACCCGATGAAGTATTGGATCGTCGCGAACGGTCGCCGCTTCGTGATCGTCGTCAACATGTCCACGGTCTATCAGAGCATGTACGCCGGTTTCTTCCTGCCCTTCGCGAACCCGCTGTCTTACAACTACCCGCTCTTCGTCGGCGGCTCTTTCCCTGACTGGACGCTCAACGGCCTTAGCAACGCGGCCCTTAGCTGGCGCTCGACCGTGACCGTCCATTCGTCCTTCCCGTTCCCGGCCTACAATACGGAATCGGGCTCAGTCTTCAAGAGCCGGTCATGCTCGCAATACCTCGATCCCAATGGCGCATGGATCAATCTCGATACGAACTACAGCAACGCCACGGAGGCGAGCCACATCGCGCCGATGGAATTCGCTCCGTTGACGGAATCGGGAATCGCCTCGTGGGCCATTGTCGATTACGGTGGCTTGGGCGCGGAATACCTCGGTTACAACAACTTTTTGCCGCGCATCGAAGAGAATGTAGGGGGCGGCTATTCCTTGTCACCGGCCACTCTGATACAGACAAGACCGAGTTTACAAACATACGGGTCATTGGACGGGGTATTTATTCCAGCTTGGCAGAACCAAGCCGTCGAGAATATCATTCAAGTCGGCGGCGTTGATCACCTCGTGGTTCAGAATGCATTCCGTACAAACCGCTACTGGGGGCTGAGGTTGAACTGATGGCTTATCAAGAATACAGCATTACAACCCTCGCTGACATTCCTTCAATCGTCGCCTCATTCGCAGCCAGCAATGGCTGGAGTGTGACGACGGTCGGCGGGAACCCCCGGCTGCGAAGCACTGACTTTTACGGGGCCGGAACGGGCGGGCCGACTATGGAGTTGGCCTATGAAACGCCGGTCTCAACGTCAGTCGGCTACGCTAGCAAGTTCGTTGATTTAACCTGGAAATGCACCAGCGGGGAATTCTCCGATGTGGCGCGGCTCCGGTCTCCGCTCTTGTGCGATGTCGCGAATCCGACGCAGCCTGTCGTTAGATCGCCAACTAAGTTGTTCCTGATCACCGGCCTCGATCCCGAGCCCTACTTCGCCATCGTCGTACAGTTTGGCTACAACCTATACCGTCACCTGTATCTCGGCTTCATGGAGATGCAGGGGACGTACACTGGGGGCCTCGTCATCTCGGCATGCAACAGCGCGTTCGTCAACACCGCCTCGGGCGTAAGCCTCAAGAGCCAGTTCAATCAGTACCTGTTCAACGGGTGGAATTCATGGGGGAACGCGGGTGATAACGGCGGCGTCTATGTCGTCGCGGCTGAGAACGCCACTCCTTTCCGCCGCTTCCGCGTCGGGGTAGGGCCAGCTACAATCCCCAGTGGCGGCGAGGCTCAGTTGTATACCCGCTTCAACGGTACTGAGGTATTGGGC